GGTGAGAATAGCGCTTTCACCGTCAATGCAAAGAACTTCAAGGTTCAAACTCCAGAGGGTAAGGTTGCGTTCGTAGCTTCAGATGGAACGATTGATGCTTCTCGTGTACGTATGCGATGTGAACATGGTTCAATTTACTTCGGTGAAGTTGACGGGTATCCGAACATTATTCTTGCGAATGAACTCGGACAGCCGCAGATAATGCTTAATCATCGTGGTATAGTGAATAAGTATGGAGTAGATATGGAGTTGATTAATGCCAGCAGATACTTCGTTAGCAAGCGTGATGGTAAGGCTTATCTCGGTGTTAATATCATTGTAAAAATCACCAATAGAGGTTTTCAACAGAATACCTATGGCGGTGGTGATATTAAGTTGACTGCTACCCTTGATGATAAGTCACATGAATATATAACCTTACAGTTAGGACAGCAATACACAGACGACAATAAGGCTATAATAGCAGCTACAACTCCTATCACACTTAAGATTGGAGAGAGTGGAGAACTTATTTATGGCGGATTGTTCGAGATTGGCTCTACAAGTGGAGGTGCGGTTGTAGCTCAAAAGATGTCTTACTCTGTGCGGTCTGTTTATTACGACACGGTTGTTACGAAGTCGTATGTTTCTGAATTAGGCGGAAAGAACTTCTCTTCTGATAGTGGTGGAAACCTAATCAACCCTTCGAATGGCGACGAGCCACCAGCTGTTATACCAGCACCTAATATGGATGTTTAATTAAATAAAATAGTGATATGAAAAAAGCATTAGATTGTGTTTACAGGATTTTCGGAAGGCTCGCTGCTATCGGTAGCGATAAGTATCTGCACATGTTTGCTGGTCTTGTCGTTTCTATGATTGTGTGCAAAGCCTTACATGCTATTGATGTGTACTTAATCTTCGCATTGGTACCAGCATTCTTCGTCATGACAGGAAAAGAGAGTGTCGATTACTACTACAGAAAGGAGCAGTTCGATTGGCTCGAGGTCTGTGCAGGTATGCTTGGTGCGATCGTGGGTGTTTTTCTTTTCCTATTGTAAAGGAGGTGTTCGTATGGATATAGTTGAATTACAGTTTACACCAGAGTTTATTCACTCTGTAGCTACACATCTTATAACATGTGTCGTGATGTGGGCTTTAGTCGTTAGCGCAGCCTTCATCGACCTATGGGACAGGGTTTATACGCAAAACAAATTGAAGAAGCCTTTGACTTCGCACCTTATGCGTAAGACGCTTGGTAAGATTGGTGAGTATTGGCGATTTCTCCTTATCGCCTTGATTATCGATGTCGTGATTTTCACGTCTTGTTCTCTGTTAGGTGTTAAGACTTTCCCTATCTGTACATTACTGTTCTCTGCTTCCTTACTCATCATAGAAACAAAGAGTCTCATTGAACATGCAAGAGAGAGAAAGAGTACTGCTGCTGATATGCAGCGCATCATTCAATCAGTCGTTAGTGCAGCTTCAGATAGAGATGCAAAGAAAGTTATTCAGTATGTCGCTGACTACATTGGTGAAGAGAAAAATGTAAATCAAAAAATAGAAGAATAGTATGGCAAATTTTTCAATAGCAGAGCTGGTACAATCCAGCACTGCTGAACAACTCAAGATAAACAATAACCCTCCTTCTATTGTGAAGGTTCACCTTACAGAAACGATTAATCTTTTAGAGAGTATTCGTGTAGAATGGGGTAAGTTTTGCGAGGCTCACAAACTCGAGAACCCTGCTATCCGTGTAACAAGTGGCTACCGCTCACCAGAATTGAATAAGGCTGTAGGCGGTGTGAAGACCTCCGCACACGTCGAGGGCTATGCAGCAGACTTGCAACCTGTCAATGGTAAGCAGACTGAGTTTGAACGATTCATAGCTAACGAGTTCTCCAAAATGGGGTACTCCTACGATCAAATTATCGTGGAAAGAAGTAAGACTTCAAGGTGGGTGCATGTTGCTTACAAGAATGCCGACGGACGGCAGAGAAGACAGTGTTTCAAACTTAAAGTGTAACAAAGTGAGGGAGAAAAACTCCCTCACCTAAATCGAAAGAGTATGAATAGATCTATAAATACATCTTGTAAACTATTAATTTGCGTCCTTGTAATGATGTGCGTTGGCTGTCGGACTAAGAAGTCGGTCGCTATTGAAAGCGTCAAGCAAACGTATAATAATGAGCAGGTGACTACGGAACGAAACGAAAAACATATATCGTTCGTCGACACAACTAACATCGACGAACTAACAAGTGTCATACGTGAGTTTGTTTTTGAAGTCCCTTGCCTGGAGGGTAGTTTTGCTACCGACACAAATGTCGGGAGCAAAGTGCCAATGGTTGAATATAAAGCCGACGGCAGCATCATAATTAATCGTGGTTTGAAATCGATTAAAGAGCGAATTGAAAGCCGCAGAAACGAAAAAAGAGGTCTATCAGAAAAAAAGGATAGTGCTGTTAATAAGCAGACTAATACGAAAGTAAACTTCACGGAAAACAAACGACATAAAGATAAGCACGTTGAGCAGGTACAGATAGCAGAGCCTTTCAGATGGTGGCAAATTATAATGGGCTTGCTTGTGTTGTCTATTGTTGTCTTTGGACTAAAATTTAAGCCAAGTATAAAAGGCTTCCTTCTCAAGATTTTCAACAGAATAAATTAACGTGTTGAATGAAGCACATCAAGGTCTATATAACAGAGAGCCGTACGAAAGATAACCGCTTCGCACAAGCTTCTATCCGTGGCATCGAAGATAATACGGGTGAGAGTTATTCATCCTCTCACCCTAAACTTCTTCAAGACATCATTTGTCATGCGCTATCCCTTGCGCACGGTGTCGAGATAGAGGGTAACAATGGATTTACATACACCTTTCCTTTTAAGCTATCATAATTATGGCGATAGAAAAACTCTACTTAGAACATAAAAACACAGGCGGACGATTGACCGCTGACGAATTTAACAAGTTACCCGAAAAGGTCAACGAGTTAATCGACGCACAGAACTCCGAGGAGGAACGTGTGAAGAAGACGATTGCGAAGAACCGTCCATCGCTCGGACAGATTTCAAACGTGAACACAGAGGTTGACGAACTCACATCTGAGACATGTGTACTCGTATGGAATGGTGATCAGTGGGTCCCAATGAAGTTATCTGAACTTAATATTGGGCAAGGTGGTGGAGGACAGCAGCAATCTATTCTCTATTACTTACGTGCTGTCAATCAGTCTCCTTCTACTACTCTCTCTGCCTCTAAGTCAGCAGGTGAGTGTGCAATCAAGTTTATGTTCGTGTCTCGCACTAAGGATGTCGGGCAAGCGGATTATATAGATAGCGGTGAGTGGGGAACATACGAAATCTTCGCTAAGGCTGGTGATGGAACTTTCGTTAGTAAGGCTCGTGGTAGATGTCAGTCTAATACCGTGACGACTGTTGATGTATTCAAGTTCCTTGAGAGTGGTCAGAATAACATCATGGTGAAGATCACGGGTGAGGTGACGGGGCAAACCTCCCCTGCGTTAGTGTATTCAATCACGTTGTCTGCCCTCTTTCTGTCTATCTCTGAATTTAACTGGTGGAAAGCCTACCAGGGAGATATTGTGCTGCCGTGTTATATCAGTGGTAACATCTCGAAGACGCTGCACGTGAAAATTACGGGTGAAGGATACGAACAGACGTATGAGCGACAGTTCGGAACTGCAACCTATACATCTTCGCCTGTCGCTTACACCGTTCCATTTACGAATAAGACAGGTCTTTTCCATCTGTCTGCTTGGCTATCGAATGAAGACAACACCGTTCAGACTACTCCAGTAGGTTACGACTTTATGGCTGTCGCTAATAACGAAGCTGTGAAGATGGTTGTCGTGAACAATAAGGCAGAGAAGCTACTTAACTGGTACGAAAATAAGGTGTTGGAATACGCTGTATATGACGGCAAGGCTGTTACAACACCACTCTCAATCTTGATGAAGAAGGATAACGAGGTGCTACAAGAAAATGTGTCAGAGAACACGCTGACACAAACCAAGATGCAATACACCTTATCTCTCGAGGTCGAGACAATCGATAACTCTGATTTTACGGCA